TTGAGCTTCTTGCTCAAATGAAGTCTTAAGCATCTTGCTACCGAACTTCTGCACAGCACCTTTGAATTTAATCTCAGATTCTGCTAACTGTTTTTTTAGATTCTCATTAAGCTCTTTGAACTTTCCTTGAGTTTCTAGTTTTTCCTGTTCTATCGCTTCAAACTTTAATTTCATTTCGTTAAGTTCTTGAGCAAGTTTTTTCTTCTCGCCTAGTAACTTTTCGCTATGCTTTTTTAAAGCCGATGTTTCTGTGTTCGTACTGTCGTCGCTGACTTCAGTATTGATAGCACTGCTATCTTCTGCCATAATAACCCCTTATTTATTTAGAACCTAGCACCCTGCTAAGTTTTTTATAATTTTGTAAATTACGTCTTAAAGCTTTTATTACTTTCAATGTTAATATTTGATTCAACTTTTGGCTTATGAATACAAAGGGTCTTGTTTTTTCTATTTCGGCGGCTAGTTCTGCATTAGTAGCAGGGCCGTCTAATTCGGCTTTGCGAAGTCCTTTATACTTTTTTCTACTACCTTTAAAAAAGAACCCTAAACTTAGTTGATTAAGGTTTAAATTAAACGAGAATGAATTAAGTAATTGACCACTAAATGTTAAATTAGACTTCTTAGATTTGCCCTGAAATAATGGATCAGTGTTATTGACAGTTGCTAATTTTACTCTTCTATCACGCCATGAGTTTGAAACATTCTCGAACTTGGTTTTATTAAGATCGCGGCCAGCCTTAGCATTACTAACTATCTGAGTAACTACTGTCTCGCCTAGATCATTAAATAGCGCCTTGTCTTTGTTAATTAAACCAATAGTTTTTTGAGTAGCCTTAGCAATATTATTAACGCCTGTTATTTTAACAGAGGTTCTTTTCATACGTCCTCAATAATAAAATCAGCAATCTTATTAAGCTTTTTTAATATAGCCGCATCGCTTTGATTCTTTTTAAGGTCGGGCTTAAATTCGTCTGTAATCTTTTTTAAATCAGCATCATTAACGCCAAAGAAAGCGCGCTTGGGTAAAGTATCGCCAACATTGTGATTATATGCTTTTGCGTTTTCTGTTTCGTCATTCCAACCTATTTTTAATTTATTACCGCTATCGTCTATAATATCCATCAACGAAAGCATTTCGCCCGTTTGTGATAAATTTACCTTATTAGTTTTACCAAAGGCCTTAAAAGCTAAAGAGTCTTTATAATCCTTAGAGTAATTTGCAAACTTCTTTCCGTTAACGTCTAAACCGTCCTCAGTACGCGACACAATAAGGTCTATAATAGCCTGACCTATTGCCTGCTTTATTTCTGGATAGTCTGTTAAATCAACGCCTAAGACCTTTTTAAGATCTATCGTCTGACTCACTTCCGACTGTGTTAGTTTCAAGTTGCTGATCTTCGACATCATTCTCCGCTAATTCGTTTGATCTATCTTTAATCTTTTGTAGTTTATCTTGTGCTTCTAATTCAGTAAGGCCATCTAATTGCATAACTGCCGAAACATCGTCCATTAAACCTAGCTCTAGTTTTTGCTGGATAATATCTAGCTTTTCTTTTTGAGACTGAGCCTCATCTGGTTTTTGGAATGTAATATTTAAATATGAATTATCTACTGACTGAGATACCCAATATTTTTTATCTAGAAATTGAGTGTTCGTATATCTTAAAAGCCAAGCTTTAATCACTTCAAACAACTTCTGCTCAATAGATTTATAAATAGAGTAGTCTTGCTTAGTAGCTTCAAATCTATCAATCATTGATAAAAACCTATCAACACCTGAAGTAAATCGATCGCCTTCTGCTTTGCCACTTACAGTTGCAGGGCTTAAGCCTCTTGATGATAGGAAGTTAGATATTAAGACTTCTATAAATTGGATAGAACCGCCTAAGTCTGGGCTAGGTGATACGAATTTAAAATCAGTAGGTGTTGGATTATTGGTATCAACAGTCATTTTAATAACAGTTGTTGGGCCTACAGTAATCTCCTCTGGCATTGATTCTTTTGCACCAATCATAACCGCCTGAGAATAAGCTTGAAGCCTTACTATGTTAGCTAGGTCTGACAAAGCAGCATTATACTGAACCGCAAAGTTAGCTAACTGAGAGCCTCTATCTACAAAATATGTAAAGTCTTTATCAGCCACAGCCTCTACAAATGGCATTACACCAATCGGATTTGTAATATCAGGACCTGAAGTTATAACTCCGTTACCATTCATTATAAAATTATATTCTAAAGTCCATACAGCATAGCGCTCAAGACTTGCTTTATAGTCTTCTTTGTCCGCTAAAGTTTGGTTCATATTGTCGCTAGAATTGCCAGTAACAAAATTAGAATTATTATTATATCTAGTGCCTTCAGAATAAACCTCTTTATCAAATGCGCTTATAATAATGGCTTGAGCCTTTTCTGGATCTTCTGGGTCTGGCACTACGTCATAATGGTGAGGCATTAATATTCTAAAATCTAGTTTACCCTCTTTAGGTAAAACTTGAATTAATGACTGTGCTTGAAGTTTATAATATCTATTAGACTTCATTAGCTTTAAGTCAGCCATAGCGTCCTCATAAACTAATTCTAATGCTTCTTTATCAGCCTCTTGAATGTCTACAAATTCGCGCTTAGGCTCAGATTTATATACAGAAGCTTCTTGATCTACAATACGCTTACAAATATCAATAGAGCTAATAATAGGCATCTTCTTTACAGTTTTAGCAGATAATTGTTGAGTTAAATAAGCTTCAACATATTGATTAATATTGCCGTTGTAGATTTCATATTCTTGTAATGATTTAGCTTTTCTATCTTTGTTTTCTTGAGACTTAATCTCGTTAATAATTGATTTTCGATATTCTAAAGAATCAAACATCTATCGTTCTCCCACAGTGATTTTATTTTCTGATTTAACAAATGGGTCGTGCTTCCAAAGTCCATAACCGAATGCATCTGAGATGTGAGTCAGCATTTTACATTCCCCCGACTGGTTTGGCTTGTTATCTTTCCATGTTACCTTTTCGAGATCGTTTATCAGCTTTTTACATATTGGACTGATTAACACTCGACCAGAGGATAGAAGTCTGTTTGTATTATTTATTCTATCACCGACAAAAGGATTATAAGTAGATTCAACCACAAACCCTGCTTTAGTTAATATATCAAAGTCTGACTGCCCCGATGTTTTACGATTGCGGCCTGTACTATCTGGAATTATCTTTGCGCCTGAATAACCTTTACGCTTTAATTCATCAGCCATTTTAAATGTGTCCGAATTTTCTAGATACACCTCATCAATGATATTAAAATTATTATTAATGATCTGATATATAACCGCAGTCATAGGATTGACGTTAAAGTCCATACCTACAAATATGCTCCCTTGTTTTCTTTCTACAGCTCTAACGTGATCCTCACGCCTAAATGAGTAATAAACCTGACCTTCAGATTCATCATTAAATAAGCCATTCATAAATCTATTGCGCTCTTTTTCAGGCATTTGGCTTAATAACTTTAAATACTCTTCGTCAATGTTTTCGATGTTGTCTTGTGGGTTCATTAACAGAGATACATAGTCTAATGGGTCTTGTAGTGGTTCATCAGCTATCGGGTCTAATTTCTTTTCAAATAACCAATAAGACCAATGACTTTTAGTAGGCGGGTTTTCATCATAGTATGTCTTTTTAGTGAGATTATTCTTTTGAGCTAAACGAGTTCTAGCTATTTGTACCGAAGCATAATCGATTTGCGAGCACTCATTAAAATAAATTGAGCTATATTCATTACCTAGAATTTTCTCAACTCGGTCTTTATCATCAAGGCCACCTATCCAAACCTCAGAGCCATTAGCTAAAGTGTAATAGTAATCTGTCTTGTTAAGTCTTGGCTTAGCGTTAGGGAAGCATAAATTAAACATCTTAGGTAAAGTGTCTAGAACTAATGACCTCTTGGCATGGTTGAAGTTCTTTCTTAATATGGCATGGCGAGAATGAGGCTCTTTAGCAGCTCTTATAAATATTGATC